ACAGGGCACGCTTCTGTATTACCCGCTTGATAATCAATCTCGTCAGGGTCATACCCACAAACCTCTATCTCACTGTAGTTATGTGGAATAGAAAACGCACCACTACTTAATAAAACCTGAGACTTAGGATTGTATTTGCTAAGCTTGTCTATCATTTCTTGTACTGTCATTTTCTACCTCGCTGTACTAACTCTCCCAGTGCTCTAGTTTTACCGTTTTTCATCTCAAGAATTACAGCTTTATTACCGTCTTCATCTTTATAAAGCTTGTACTGTAGCCCTAGAATATCTTTAATACCCTCGATATTGTCTTCATGAATACCCCCAAATTCTAAGATATTAATTAGCTTAAGTGCTGAATAGTCGGATAAACTTATTTTTAAGCTTGACCAAACTGTATTCGGCTTATCTATGTGTTTAACTGTCTTCATTTTTACCTCGCTGTTGTTTAATAAAATTCTACATATTTAATTGACTCTTGATAGTCCCACCAACAATCAGTCAATAATGTTTCCATTTGTCTAGTAGTATAAATATAATTTTCTCTTACATATTTTACTAATTGAAGTGGCTTCATCCTTAACTCATACATGTCATCATTATCATCATTCATAATTCTTAGTGATAACTCATCATAAGAATATTTAGTAATATCTTCTTTACCCATATCTGTGTATTTCATAATTTTACCTCACTTTTTATTGTTAAATGTTACAGACGCATAAACCATGTGGACGCCCCTAGCTATCTAGAGGCGTCAGCGTTTCGACTATTGAAGTCTCATCAGTGTAACTAGTCGATATAAGGTAAGATACCCTTTTGAATATCCCTCATAATCATGATGTATTGAAGCCTAGTGATACGCTTAGCCGATAGCTCAGCTTTTGCGTAATCTTCATTGGCTTCTACTTTCTGAGCGTATGACTCATCATCAGCCATAGCACGTTGTAATTGTCTATTCATTATCTACTACCTCTCGATATTAATACATGGTTTCCGTTGTCCGCCATGTTTGTGTATGCACTGTCAATATGAGACTGTGACACCTCATGACCACCCGCACGCCCGCCAGCATACGCATTCAAAAAGCGTGTTATTTGTTTGCTGGTTGTAGGCGAATATTTACGCTCAGTATAGAACCATTCATGACACTTGGCGTTGTCATTGTCATCTTTAAACGCTACAGGCGTAGCATAAGACATAAGAACGGTTATGCCGTTATTTTCTAATAAGCGTAAATTAGATTTACTTGTACGCTTTCCCTCATGTGTAATATACATTGATTTCATTGTATTTCCTCGCATTGTTATTGTTTCGTTGGTTACTCTTCAGGCACGGCTACCAATACCGTACGACAATAATTATCTGAGCCTCTAGAATATGCTGTATCAATCGTAAGTTACTATTAATTAATTTAGTGGTTATGCCGTCGCTGTATTTACTTTCTAGAACCTTTACAGCGTGAAATCCATGTTAATAACTACTGTTTCACTAATACCAAATTAAAACCCTTAGAGCCTCATCTAGAGTGGCTAAGCCTACGACCATTTGCTTTGTAGCCAGTAACCGTTGTTACTGTGGTCTTCTTATATCGCCTTGACCTAATGTCTCATGATGTTATCTACCCGACATGCTTACAAAGATATATCAATGAATACACCATGTCAATAAAAGAATGACATAATAGTTAAATAGCTCAAAGACAAACAAAAATAAAAATGCCAGCCGTGTATCCCTTTAGGCTTCCCTTTATGTATGACCACAAGCGAGCCATGTGTCCGTGTGCGTGTAATAATATAGTATCTCAGGCGTGCACGCATGGGGGAAACCACGCCCTCTCTATATCGATATACTCACTCATATTTTTTTACCAAATATTAGCTAAAACAACAGCTGTTAATATGTTAATTAGAATAAACTCACCTATGGATATCTCAGGTTTCAACCAGTAGGTTCTAATATAGTGACTATTAAGGAGAGATACTCCAGTAATAACTATGAGTAGTACTTCTATTAGTATCATAATTAATAAGTAATAAGGAAGGATACTTTAGTAGTAACTATGAGTAGTACTTCTATTAGTATCTTAATTAATAAGTAATAAGGAAGGATACTTTGTCTATATATAGCTAGGGGTGCACAGGGGTTTTATCTTATATGGGTACTTTAAGTTTTTGTCCACCCTTTGTCTAGATATTTACAGACAAGGTTTCCTACAAGTAGGACAAGCCCCCAGAGCCGCCAAAGGAAAAATGAAGAAAAACCTTTGACGACCTTGTCCCTATATCCACGAATCTCCTTCCATAGGTCTACCTAGAGCAGTCTCCATGAATTTATCTAAATCTTCTTGTAACATTTCTTCTTTATGTTGATTGTATGAGAGAGTTTGGTCTCTATCCATTACTTCTACCCAGTAGTTAGCTGCAATAGCTAAGGCGTCTATTTGGTCATCATGCCTTAGTGCACCTTTATCCCTTGTTATCCTAGTCATTTGTCTAAACAACTGGTGGTCAGGTTCTAACTGAAAGTCATCTTTGATAAGCTTATCATCAATAACTAACCTATGGGTATTCATAATAGGCTCTAGAGTGTCTATTATACGCTTCTCTTTCTGTATACTGTGACGTACCTCTTCTACATTACAAGGATGTATGTCAGCCAATACAGGCTTTAGAAGTTGTGTTGCCATGCCATCACCAAAGTTACTCTCAATGACGATATCATTGACGTCATGTTTCTTGGCAATATTGGCTAGCTTCTTAAGTGTGTCATCAGAGTATCCACCATCTAGACCACCAATGGCAGTCAGGTACAATACACCGTGTAACATCTTAAGTACACAATAGGCTGTTTTATCTGCCCCACGACCAGCGGGGTCAATAGACATAACTGAGCCTTCAAACTCTGTAAATTCTTCGGACATATATAGGTAAGAAGTCCAATAGTCACCCTTAAGTCCTACATTAGGTAACTCAGAGTCAACCGCTTTGATTTGGTCTATACCTGAAGCCCATTGTATTTTGGCTGGAGCTTCTGTCCATGTGCTGCAACCTGAGGCTATAATAAGGTCATTAAGCTTCAATGGGTATTTATTGGCGTCAGATAGACTAGTATCCAACATAAACTGTAAATTAAAGCCTGACCTACCATATGAGCTTAAACGCTCCATTAAGTCGATTTCATTAAATCTATCAGGGTCAGTAGGGTCTCCCTCTTTACCATCCATATCAGCGATTGTAGGAGCTAATTTATGCCCATATCCTACCTTTTGTGCTTGGTTAGGAATCAATGCTGACCATATACGTGTCTTGAACCCACGTTCATCTAGGTCATTATACAATGACATCTCTGTTTGAGGTGTTCCTAGAAAGATAACACGTCCTACTTTAGGCTTTATAATAGCGTCAAACTCTTTTACGGTCTCACTTAAGCGGTCACGCATAAGCTGAGTCTGTGAGTTATTGGCAGATTCTACGTCATCAGCAATAATAAGGTCAGCCCTAGACCCCGTAAGCTGACCTGTAATCCCCATAGACTTCACTGAGGGGGCGTGTGAAGCCTGTGCTGGGGCAACATCAAAGGATACCTTAGAATGTCTTTGGCTATCCTTAGGTTGTAAATGCTGTAACAAAGGCATTTCTGCAATAAGCCTCTGTGTAAATGTACTAAAGTCATCAGCCCTCGTTTTACTAGCTGATACTACCAATATGTTACGCTGAGGGTTCAGCAGTAATTGGTGACATACAAATGCAGAAGTAATCCAAGACTTTCCTACGCCCCTGAAAGCCTCTATTACTATACGTTTCTCTTTAGATTGTAGATAGTCTGCTATATCGTATTGTATAGGTGTTGGCTCAGGTAGATTGAGGTGTTTCCAAGCTAGATACAAGAAGTTCTTAAAGTTCTCTATCTTATTCATCTGTGTCAAATGGTAAGTCTTCTAGTATGTTGTGAGCCTTCTCTACGATATCAGGACTTGAGTAAGTCTTACAGATATCTAAGCATACCTTCATCTCACTTGCAGTGATTTCCTCACCTGATTTTAGTTTCCTATAAGCATGAGCCACAAGTAATACAGGTAATTCTTCTACTATCTTTTCTATTTGTTCATTTTGTTCTGTCATTTTATCTCCTTACGGCAGCTGAACCGAAGTAAAACCCCGATACTGCTGCTAAAAGTGTGTGTCAGCGTTAGTTATGACTATACCTGAGAGACCTGTAAACGTTGTAACCTCTTGTGTATAGCCAAATATCCACCATCCTTCTTTAACTTGCTCTAAATACATTAGATGTACAGCAATAGAAGGGTCTATAAAGACAGCTAGCTTTGGTAAACATATAATAAAGAATACTGCTAACAATGCCATCCAACGACGGGTTACACTTTGGAAGTGTCCACCGTGACTACGTGCATCCTGTATAGCTGCTCTATCAACCTCAGCACGTTGT